GGTCTCCGGGTTCAGCAAATATGTTTCATTATGATAGTGATGGGTTAAATCAATTTAGACAAGTTGATTTTTTTTCATTAAGTTATATTATACCAGATAACATAATTATGAAAGGTCTAAGTATTATATCAAAGAATATAAATTATACTGTTGGCCAACCAATGTTAACTTTAGTTGTTAAAAATGGGTCTTCTCTATGCTTAGATAACAACTATTTTTTTCACGCAACACCAAGCACCACTACTGGAACAAACTGGGTTTATGGTTCTGATCAAAATAGACAACAAAATATTACTGAACAATTTTCAGCACAAATTATTGTTCCTGGACAAGGTGAAGAATTAATACCATTTACTGACCCAATAACTAGAAGACCTTATAAACTAGGAAATGATCCATTTGGTAATGTTCAACCAATTGGATATATGTCTACTACAAGAAAAACTCCTCCATTTAGTAACACTCCTATTAATGTTCTACAAAAAAGGTCTTTTATTAGAACTTGGCATTTTGCTAGAATTGAACCCCCAAGAGACATATTTACAATAAATTACAATAAATCTGAATTACAATTTGGAAGTTTTAATAATCTTAATAAAATTATAACTTATCCTGATACTAATTTTACAATAAGGGGCGATACTGTTGATCAAACTTTATCTAATTTGTCTGACAAAATGAGTCTTGGTGGAAAAAAATTATTAGATGATACAATTATTGGTAATGCAGAACAACCATTAGATAATACAATTTTAAATAACAAAGAAAAACTGTTGGATAATACAATTTTAAATAACAAAGAAAAACTGTTGGATAATCAAACTCTTAATAAAAAAGAAGAATCATCAGATAATCAAACTCCTACACTAGAAATTGACAAACAATTATTTGATAAAATTAATCAACTTGATAATATTAATAAAGTTTTTGAAAATCCAAATACTAATTTTATTATTTATAATAATAAAGATAACAAAATAAAAGGTGGAGGATTTAGATCTTTAAATAAAAAAAGAATTAATTTTAAGATAAAAAATAAAACAAAAAATAGAAGAAAAAATAGAACCAAGAATAGAAGAAAAAATAGAAGTAAAAATAGAACCAAGAATAGAAGAAAAAATATAACTAAAAATAGAAGTAAATCCTAATTTGAAATTTGTAAAATATAATATTTTTTACAAATTTTTACATAGATATTTAATGAAATTGAACAATAATTTCAACCTTTTCTTTTTTAATGCTTTTAGTTGCTGAAATTGATAATTCTTCTCTTTTCTTTCTCGTTTTTGAATTATCAGTAATTATTTCTTTACGTTTAGAAGTGCTGTTGCGATTATTCATATCTTTTTCAATATCATTATAATTTTGCTCAATATAATCAATCACTTTATTTTCAAGTGTCCATTTAAAAAAGTTTAATTGTCCAATAGTGGTTTCAATAGACGTTCCATTTTTATAAGGAATACTAATTCGATCCCACCGGCAAAAAGGATCAAATCTTTTCTTAGAATAAGCCTTTAATTTAAGTTTATAGTCATCATAAACTTTAAAACGTCTAGTAACATTATCATGGGTCCCATCAATAACATAAAGAGTATAATATTTTTTAGCGTAATTAGTAGCAAACCAATCAACAATGCGAAGTGAAATTTTAGTTTCACCGGTAATAATTTTTAAAATTTTATCTAAGTTATTATTGGGATTGTATATTCCATCCAAGTCATAAGTTTTGTAAAAAATCATTAAATTTTTAAGCAACAAATCATTTTGCGTTGTATAATTAGAATTATTCATTAATAAGGCTTGAATTATTTATTTAAGTAGTTTTATTTTTAAATAAATTATTTTAAATAATTTAATATCTAAAGTAATATTATTATGTCTGTTTCTTTAATGGATAAATATTTTGGTCCTTTGCCCAGAGAATATTGTGTTTACTTTTATGCCTTATCAATAGCGTGTGGGATAATATTTGTAACAACTATTTTGTCAATAACTTATTTTATGGTAAATCATATTAAACAGGTTAATGCCATGTTTATAGTCAATTCTTGTTTAATTTTGTTAAATACATTTTTAGCATACTTAGCAAATCGTTTACTTCATACAATGTGTGTTAAAAGTATTTAAATGTTCGGTTCTTTAAATAAAAATAAATTATTATAATATATTTATATAAATGGAAAACATAAACTTAACCTCTAATCTTCTTAATTTTACATTGGAAAATATGGGCACAGGCGCAAGTTTTATAATTGCATTATCAAGTAAAGATTTAATTTATTCATTGGTAAATGATATAATACTGCCATTAATAAATAATTATTTATTTATTGTAAAAAATGATAAACCAAATTTCAAAAATTTATTTATAAATCTAATAACTTGGGTATTAGTTCTTATTAATACATTTGTATTTTATACTCTATTATTCAAATTAGATAAAAAAGAATTAGATAAAAAGGAATCAGATAAAAAGGGATATAATAAAAAGGGATATTAATTATTTAGGAGTTTTATGATTCTTCTTTAGGAGTTTCTTTTGATTTTTCAAATGTTGTATTGATAGGTTTTAAAAACATATCACGAGTAACAATATCGTTAACATAACTGGTTTGTAAAAAAGGATTAAATCCTCTTTGAGCAATCATTTCTCTATCTGCTATTTTTGTATCCAAATCTTCACGTTTGGATCCACTTACATTTTGATTTCTAGAAAACATTGAGTTTGTTATAGAATCTTTATTAAAAAAAGATTCATCTTCTAAAGATTGGTTTATAGCGTTTGTTTGTGAATCATATGATTGCTCTTCAACTTTTTTTTCTGGTTTAGCACTTTTATAATAAGTTTCGCCAGTACTCCATTTCCATTCATTGTACATTATTATAATGATTATTAAAATAATGTATTGTTAAACTTAAATATTATTTAGTAACTCCCTCTTTAATAATAACCATATTTTTTGTAAACATAAAAGCATCTTTGTTAGTTCTTCTTCTTTTTAAATTACATTCTAAACATGCTATAACTAAATTTTCTTTATTATGTCCAATATCGTTATTAATTCTATCAAGAGACCATTGTTTTAATTCTCTAACTCGTTCATAAAGAATATAAACTTGATTAGAACAATAACAACATTTCATATTTGATTTTTTCAACAAATTAATTGTCTCTTCAAAACTAACCAATTCTTCTTCATTTAAAATTTTCTTTAATATATCCTGTTGTTTATAACAATATAATTTTGTTTTTATATGAGATATCATTTTTAAAATATATTTGTTATTATTTTCATTATTTATAAAATTCTCAGACATTAACATATTAATTTGTGTTTGATAAGATAATTCTTCTTCATTTAACCCCCAAGTTTTTGTTTCTACCCTCATTTTTTTTTCCTTTTCATAATTTATTTTTTTTGTGGATTTATTGTTTTGTGGTTCTTCTAATATTATTTTTTTAATATTTGAATTATTATTATTTTCCATTAGTATATATTATAATAATTTATAATAAAATCAATATAAACATAATTGTATTATACATAGTTTAAATATTATTATTATATAAAACTAAGTTAAAATCTATTTTACAATATAATGTATAAATGAACAAAAATGTCCAATCAACCAATTGTGATAGTAATGAGTTAAAACCAGTTAAATGTAAATCAATATTTTTTACGAGTTTACAAAATGAATTTTCTCGGTCTGAAAGTAAATCATCGATTGATTTAGAAAATTTAGATAAATTTCTTGAAAATGAAAAAATTACAAACTCAAATGAACCTTGGAGTAAATTAGATAAAACTGCTAAAATGAGAAAATTAACATTATTCGCAGATAACTATAAAGGGGTAAATGAGTTAACTGATGTAGAATATGATAGACTTATATCTTTTTTTAAAGATTGTTTAGATAAAAAAAAATTACAACGTGTTAAAGATGTTAATTATAATAAGGATACCGGTGAAATAAAAAATATACCAGCGTTATTTTTTAATAAACCATTAATCCATTTTACACTTAAAAATATAGATAAAAGAGTATCTACTTTAAAAGGATTGGCACCAAAGAAAAAACAAGGGACTGCCAAAAATATTAAAACTATAGATGATTCTGAGTCTGATAAAGATGACTAATCTAATATTATTATACTATTATATTATTAAATTAATAATTAATAATAAAATAGCATAAAAATAAAATGATATATTATAAATATGTTTGAACTAATTGATATTACCGATAAAATTATACCTGAAACAGAATTTCAATACTTTAATGATGACGAATTTTTGGAATTATATGAAACTTGTTTATATTTAATGGAAGAATTTATTAAAGACTGTCCTACTTTTGTTTCTGAACCAGATTTTGAAGACGTGTTTGACGAAAATATTCAAGAATTAATGTATTCACAATTTGAATTTGATGTATTTTATACAGAAGACGCTGAAGATGAAATGAATGATATTATTGAATATGCGAAAGATGAATTTTTTAAAAATTATATGCCTCCGCGTTCTTATTCTAATACAATTATTTTAGAAGACCCGCATAATAATTATATTACACAACAAATAAATGTTCTTAGAAATAAACCTCAACCAATTCAAAGAACCAAAGAATGGTATGAGTTTCGGCATAATTTAATTACAGCTTCAAATGCGTATAAAGCATTTGAAAGTCAAAAAGTTAAAAATCAACTTATTTATGAAAAATGTAAACCATTAGATCCAAGTTTATATAAAGAAGAAGAAATAAAAGAAGTTGTAATGGTAAATACTAACACTACACTTCATTGGGGACAAAAATATGAACCACTTTCAGTCAAAATTTATGAACATATTTACGATACAAAAATAGAAGATTTTGGATGTATTCAACACAAAAATTATTTATTTATTGGAGCATCTCCGGATGGAATTAATATTGACCCACATTCAAAACGTTATGGTCGCATGTTGGAAATTAAAAATATTGTTAATCGAGAAATAGATGGAATACCTAAAAAAGAATATTGGGTTCAAATGCAACTTCAAATGGAAGTTTGTGAATTAGATGAATGTGACTTTTTAGAAACAAAATTTACAGAATATCCAGATTATACATCATTTTTATGTGATACTCAAAATGAAGACAATATATGTTTATCAAAAGAAAACTTTATGAAAGGACTAATAATTTACTTTCATACAAAAGAAGGTAAACCATTTTATGTACATAAACCGTTAGATATGATTAACTCTAATAATATTACTTTGTGGGAAGAAAATATGGTAGATTATTATCAGGGCAATCCTGAATTTAATTATATATATATGAAAACACATTATTGGAAATTAGAAAAATTAAGTTGTGTGTTAGTTTGTAGAAATCAACAATGGTTTAAGGATAATGTTAAAGAATTAGAAGATATTTGGAACACTATTACAAAAGAAAGAGTTACCGGTTATCAGCATCGCGAACCTACTCGCAAACAAAAAAGTTTTAATAATAATAATGTAGATAAACCATCTGAAGGTTGTTTGTTACATTTTAATAAAGACACATGTAAAATAAATGTTATAAAAAAACAAACACAAGATATTGAGTT